TGGCGAATACTACCTTTTCAGGTCCAGTGACCTCAACCGCTGGCTTTATTAGCGGATCAGATTCTCTTGTTTCTGTAGCAGCAAATGTTACTTTGACAGCAGCTTCACACGCTGGTCGCACAATGAACTTAAACATTGCTTCAGGTGCTACCGTAACTCTTCCAGCAGCAACAGGAACTGGAAATACATACCGTTTCTTTGTTCAAACAACTGTGACTTCAAACGATTATATTATTCAAGTTGCAAGTGCAGACGACACAATGTCAGGCGTTGCAGTGGTTGCAAATGATGGCGATGCTACAGCATCTATCTTTGAAACAGCAGCAGACTCAGACACAATTACGCTAGATGGCTCTACAACTGGTGGTATTCTGGGTGGGCAAATTGAGCTTCAAGATGTTGCGTCTGGTAAGTTTCGTGTTCTTATCAATCAAGCAGCGACAGGAACAGAAGCAACTCCATTTAGTGCAGCCGTTTCATAGGTGATACATGGGTAAGCTACACATGATGAACCTTCGAAAGAGGGTTCGTGCTCGAAATGATGACGGTACACTTAAAGCAGACGACCCTTCTACTCCTGATGTGAATGAGGCGTGGGAAACAAAACCTGCTAAGAAGCGTGACCGTCCTTCAAAAAAGAAGGGATAACGGATGGCTAATTCAGACGTACAGTCGAAACGAGTCACTACTGCCGCCTCTCTTGGTGTTGGCCCCGCACGAATCCGTCAGGTTCAGGTGTTGACTACCGCAGGTGGCGCAGGACGCCTTACTATCACTGATGGTTCTGGTGGTCGGACTGTTCTTGACCTAGACTTCCTTGCTTCAGACTCACACTCGGTAAACATTCCAGACTGGGGTCTCCGGTGTCAGAATGACGTACTTATCACGGCTATGACCAACATCAGCGCCATGACAGTATTTTACAGCTAGAGGTGTGCTATGCGGTGCTATTACAAATCAGGTGGCTCCGTTAAGAAGTCTCCTGCGTGGACCCGCAAAGAGGGTAAAAGCGAGTCCGGTGGCCTCAATGCCAAAGGCGTGGCCAGTTACCGCAAGGCTAACCCCGGAAGTGAGCTGAAGACTGCGGTTACCACAAAGCCGAGTAAGCTCAAGAAAGGCTCAAAGGCTGCGAATCGCCGGAAGTCTTTCTGCGCCCGTATGCAGGGCATGAAGAAGCGCAACACAAGCGCAAAGACGGCTAACGACCCGGATAGTCGGATCAACAAGAGCCTGCGGAAGTGGAACTGTTAGATGGCTATTGGTCGTACGCAGATGAAGAAACAAATCCAATCGCCTCCTTCTAAACTATCGCAACAGCGCAAGAAGGCGGCAGCGAAAAAACGAAAAAAGGAACTTAATGCCTTACCTAACAAGTAGTATTCCGTATTTCAAAGCATGGGTGCGGAGGGAGTATACGAAAAATTTAGAGGGTTATCACGGAGAGTTTTTACACGCCATGGTCGTCGCCGTAACCACAATGCCTAATCGGACGTTGAGCTTCCAAGTGATATTCACTGGATGTGAGTCTGATGACACAGATGAACCTAATGTTCATGGTGGGGCCATGTGGGCACGTCTACCGCTTACGGCGCTTGTCGCCGACACTCCCCTTGAAGAATGGCCTACAGAGTTGCCACCATATCTAGCGCAACCTTGGGACTGCATGTCTCACACTCATAGTGTGTATAAGATAGAACGTGCGTCTCCTGCGCCATGGATAGCTAAAGTAGATGGCGAGTTTTACCCCGCCAAGTATTATTTTACCGTAGACTACACTGATAATGAAGTGGCTGACGACCCAGCGCAGCATAAGCAAAGCCACGTGCTTGAATTGCTAGATGCCGGAGAGTATACAGGTAACATAGTAGCACTACCAAATAACCGGGTTCGTGTTACGCACCCTGCGTGGTTTGAAACAGGCCAAGGTGCCCCAGACTTCAAGCCAAACCAACACTCGTATGGTTCTAAAGAAGACGTGGATTACGTCTGGGATACAAATCGCGTATTTAACAACCTATATAAGGATACCGACAATGATGAGACCTAAAGCACGCCCCGCGGGCATGATGAAGAAAAAGGAAGCGGCTACTAGCGCCCCTATGACGTCTATGCGGCCTAAAGCACGCCCTGATACCATGGTTACTCCTGAAGAAGCAGGTGCGATTGAGCGCGGCAACCGTGCCGCAAAACGCCGTGCAGACGAAGCAATGCCTATGATGAAGGCTGGCGGCATGATGAAGAAGGGCTATGCCAAAGGTGGCATGATGAAGAAAGGCTACAAAAAAGGCGGCAAGATTCGTGGCTACGGCATGGCTCGTGGCGGCAAAGTTTGTAAGATGCGCTAATGCGTAGATATTACAAATCAGGCGGGAAGATATGCGCAAAAGGTAAGTCGTGGGCTAAACGCACTTTTGACACCTACCCGTCTGCCTATGCGAATATGGCCGCGTCTAAGTATTGCAAAGACCCAAACTATGCTAAGGGTAGCAAAGGTAAGAAGGCGAAATCGTAATGGGTGAGCTGAAGAAGTGGCGGGATCAAGAGTGGGTTCGCATCGGTACCGATGGGAAGATCAAAGGCGAGTGCGGCACTTCTAAAGACAAGAAAAACCCAGATAGGTGTTTACCTCAAAGTAAGGCGAACAGTTTAAGTAAGTCGCAACGAGCCACTACGGCTAAAAAGAAGAAGAGCGAGGGCGCTAAAGGCAAGACTGTAGTAAAAAACACAAAAGCTGCTACAGTCAAGCTAGCAAGTGGCGGACTAGCTCGTCGCAAACGTGATATTGCTCGTGGATGTGGAGCGGTCATGGAAGATAGACGTAAAGCTACGTTGTACACTTAGGAGATTGTTATGACCACATCAGGCACTACAGCGTTCAATATGGACTTCACCGAGATTGCGGAAGAAGCATGGGAACGCGCGGGCCGTGAGATGCGGTCTGGCTATGACTTGCGTACCGCTAGACGGTCCATGAACTTGATGACAATCGAGTGGCAAAACCGCGGTATCAACATGTGGACGATTGATTCAGGTACAATTAACTTAGTATCCGGTACGTCTAGGTACGCTTTACCAGCCGATACTATTGATCTGCTTGAACACCAAATACGTACCAATAATGGTAACGCGAGCACACAAGCCGATCTTACTATAAGCCGAATCAGTGTAAGTACGTACGCGACTATACCTAACAAGTTATCACAAGGTCGCCCTATCCAGTTGTACGTAGAGCGGTTGAGGGACGCACCGCATGTAAACGTGTGGCCTGTGCCAAACAACAACGACTATGTGCTGTATTACTGGCGAATGCGTCGTATAGAGGATGCAGGGTCAGGCGTACAGACCGCTGATATGAACTTCCGGTTCTTCCCCTGCCTCGTTGCAGGTCTGGCGTACCATATCGCCATGAAAGTTCCCGAACTAGCCGAGCGTATTCCGATGCTTAAAGCCGTGTATGATGAGCAGTTTGATATGGCTGCAGGGGAAGATCGGGAGAAAACGGCGGCACGATTTGTCCCTAGAATAGCTAGGATTCGTTGATGAGTAACCAGTTCGCATCTTCTCAGAAGGTTATCGCACTCTGCGATGTGTGCGGGTTCCAGTACAAGTTACGGGAATTACGTAATCTTTTTGTTAAGGGCAGAGACACAAATGTTAAGGCGTGCAGAGAGTGTTGGAGTCCAGACCACCCGCAGTTAAAACTGGGAGAGTTTCCAGTTAACGATCCGCAAGCTGTTCAGAACCCGCGCCCAGATCAAAGCCTTGGTCCTTCTGGGGACTTTAGCAGTCGTGGTATTCAGTGGGGTTGGAACCCCGTAGGCGGCGGCAACGATCCATTTGGCCTTTCACCTAACACGTTAGTAGGTACTGGAGTTATAGGCCAAGTTACGGTAACTACATCATAGGAGTGATGAGATGAAAGTATTTGATATGAAAGAACCCAAGGTCATCAAGGCCAAAGGTGTTCAACCTGTTAAGGGCGCACCGAAGCCTGACATGAAGGGTGTTAAGACCACGGGCATTAAAGTTCGTGGGACAGGCGCAGCTACGAAGGGTCTTATGGCTCGTGGGCCGATGGGGTAAGCTATGAACTATACCGAGCTGAAAACTAACATCGAAGACATCTGTGAAAACTCTTTTACAGATGACCAGCTCGCTATGTTCACACAGCAGGCTGAACAGAAAATATACAACACGGTGCAGATACCTGCACTACGTAAAAATGTGACGGGTACGCTGTCCGCGGACAATAAATACCTGTCTACGCCATCTGACTTCCTGTGGTCTTACTCTTTAGCCGTAGTAGACGGCAGTGGTAACTACCACTTCTTGTTGAACAAAGACGTTAACTTTATGCGAGAAGCCTACCCGAATCCTACGGATACTGGGTTACCCAAACACTACGCATATTTTGACGATAACACGTTCATCGTTGGGCCTACCCCCGACTCCTCCTACAGTTCGGAGCTACATTATGGATATTATCCTCAATCAATCGTTACTGCTGGCACTACATGGCTTGGGGACGAGTTTGATTCTGCTCTACTCAATGGTGCGTTGATTGAAGCAATTCGCTTTATGAAGGGCGAACCAGATATTGTTGCAATGTACGAAAAGTTGTACTTGCAGGCGATAACGCTGTTGAAGAGTCTCGGAGACGGCAAATTACGTGAAGACGCATACCGCTCGGGACAATTCCGAGTGCCAGTAAGTTAAGGAGACAGAAATGGCAATTACACAGGCAATGTGCACATCCTTCAAAGTCGCTCTACTCGACGGCGAGATGGATTTTAGCAGTGACACATCACAAACTTTTAAAATCGCTTTGTATACTAGCGCAGCGGATTTAAGCGCCGCTACGACGGCGTACAGCGTCACGAACGAGGTGTCAGGTACGGGCTACACGGCAGGGGGTAACACTCTTACTATCGCAGCTAACCCAGCCTCTTCAGGCACTACAGCGTTCTTAGACTTCGCAGACACTACATGGACCGATGCTACTATCACGGCTCGTGGCGCTTTGATCTACAAAGTGGGCGGTACTGATCCTGCCGTTGCTGTGTTGGATTTCGGTGCAGATAAAACTTCTACAGCGGGTGACTTCCAAGTGCAGTTCCCAACAGCAGACGCTACGAACGCTATCGTACGTATTGCGACACCGTAAGGTGCCTAAATGGCGTCTTCAGTAGAATACATTGGTTGGGGATCAGGTGCTTGGGGCCAAACGGCTTGGGGTACTGACCTAACTATTGTTTCTGTTGATGGCGTAGCCGCAGAAGG